CAACCTAAAAGCCAAGACAAATCTTCATCTTTTCCCCCTACTTTCATTTTATAAGCCTGTTTAGGGTCATTTATAGGGTTATTAGTAAAAAATGGATTATAAGTTGCTTTGGTTGTATTTGCAAGCATAGCACGGGTTAAGTCAACCCCGTGCTGAGCGAATTTGAGCGCAGTATCTCGCACGTAACATGCGGTAGCTACGGACATTATTAGGTCGTCATTATACCCAGTTTGTGCTTCTGGTCGACCATTTTTCCATACAAAGGTTCTTAATTCATCTAATGTGCGTCTTGAATAAATTTGGATACTTTGTTCTTTAATATATGCATCTAATTTAGCAATTGTTAAAGGTCTAGTACGTAAAGACATTGTAAATCCAGGTACCATTTTTGATTTATCAATTAAATCATATCCTTTAGCAATATATGCTTCGGCATCACGAGTAAATTTTTCATCTTTAGGGCTGTAATATAAATTTTCATAACCCATATCAATTACCTCTTGTATAGTAGCCCATCCTATATTTGCATTTTCAATTACTAATAATGCTTTATTGTATTCATTTGCTATATTATATAAGATTCTACCAAAGTCTTTTGTTTGAACTTGATCTTTAAATTCAGCAACTTGGGTACATGTTTCTATGTCTATAATATGAAATGCTGAATAATCTTTTGAATCACCTCTTGCTACGTCAGCTACAACCATATATTTTCTTGAATAATCTGGATATTCCCAAACCCATAAACTTTGATTCATACCACGTTTTTCAAGTGGCTCTTTTAAAGTTGTAGTTTCTATATAGTTTAGTAGTTCAGGCGGAAATACAGTATCACCTGAAGTTGTAAAATCACAATCACACTCTTGTGCTGCCATTCTATCCCCTAGCTCATCATCTTGTTTATCTCTCCATTCTTGGTTTCGTTCGGGGTGTACAGTCCATGGTAATCTAATAGGGGTAAATCCACTAGTACCATCTTGGGCTTTAGTCCACATTCTATGGAACCAGTTACCTGTACCATTGGGTGTAGATAATATAATTGCTCTACCACCAGTAGCAAGTGTTTGTTGTGCTGAACCCCAAATTTCTTCTATTCGATTTTCTTCAATAAAAGCACCCTCATCAATTACTAGAAGGGAAATGGCTTCTGATCTACCAGCATCACCTGCTGCAGATACTGCTTTAATTTGGGAACCATTTTTAAGTCGTAGTGATAATCGGTTATTTTCCATTGTTGGTAACTTTAACCAACTAGGTAACTGATCGTACATAAATCGTACTTTGGTTACTAGGTTTTTAGCTGTTTCTTGTTTTGTTGCTATTACAAGGATATTTTTATCCTTTTGAAATAACATCATGTGTAAAGCTATACCTGCTGAAAGTGTCGAAATACCAAGCTGTCTTGATTTTAAAATTACTGACTTATCGTGTTTACTTAGTAGTCCTAATACCTTTTCTTGGAATGGGTATAGGTTAAACTGAGTGCGACCTCTTGTTGGGTGTTGTATCCAACAATACTTTTTCATAAAGTAAACAGGATCGCTTGCTGATTTAACAAATTCCTGCTTTATGATTGATTTTATATCTGCCATCGTATATACATACTAACAAAAAAGGGGACCTATTGGTCCCCTAATTTTTATATTGTTGTTATTACAACTTATCTACGTCCTTTTTTACAGTGACTTTAAGCGCATATTTATTTTTACCAATTTTCCTTGCTTCATATTTAGCAGCCTCAAAATCATCAATAGTTACAAATTCGCTCGGGACTTCTCCTTTAATTTTTTCATTATCATCAATAAACGTATATTTTAGTACGTCACCTGCTTTTGGATCTTTACTTTCACCACCTCCATCTAAAAACTGTTCTACGGCTATTTTTAGAGTTTTTTTATCTTTAGGATCTAAACCTTCTTTAAGGCTTAGCTTTTCTTTTAATTCACTTTCAGTGATTAAACCAGCTAATTTTTGCATACGTAGTAATTCTTTGTTCATTTTTAATTATATTATTTTGTTATAGCTTGTCCTATTAAATCACCTTTTTGATTTACAGAGTAAACAAACTCAAGATCTGGTGTATTACCTTCACCTGGGCTTACGTCTGATACTCTACCCCCCATTTTAGCAACAACTTGAGCGATTTCTTTTGCTGCTTCTAAATCCATCATAAGATCGTCGTAGTCTTGACTATCTTTATCAGCAAATGCAAGTTCATCTTTAAGTTCGTCCATGACATTTACAGGGGGGTTTTCATCATATCCACTACCAAATTGTGATATACGGAAAAACTTACCATCTCCAACAACATTATATGCGTGGGTTCCTGGTGTAAATTGATTCAGAAAGGCATTACCTTCATTTTCGTTAAGACTTAGTTTTTTTTTTTGAATATCACTTTCAGTGATTAAACCAGCTAGCTTTTGGAAGCGAAGTGTAGATTCATTAAGACCTTCAAAGCGCAAGTTATCTTCTTCTAATTCTACTTCATCAACAGCGGCATCAATAGTATCTTCATCAATAGGAGCATCTTCGTCTACTACGGTTTCTTTTTTTCTACCACCAGCTGCTTTGTCGTATTCTTTTTGAAGTTTGGCTTGTGCTCTTTCGAGTTCTTTAAGTTGTTTGCGAACTTCTTTAACAGCGTTTTTATCCATCATATCTCTGAATTCGTTGTCTTCGTCAATGCGAGTCAAACGGCCGTTAGTTTCTTCAATCATTTCAGCAACAGCAGCAAGTTTAGTTTCAAGTGCGGCAACGCGTCCTTGATTTTCAATTTCTTTCATCTTTTGAGCTAATGGATTTTTAGCTTCTTTGATTACTTTTTTAATATATTTTTCTAATTCACTCATAGTGGTTTTACTTTCTGAAAATGGATCGCTTAGATCAATGTCGCCTCCTAAGCCTAAGGCATCTAAGTCAGCCATTGGATCATCTGACATGTCAAATTCTGCGTCTCTTCTCTTTCTACCTCTAGTTTCAGGGGCATCTGGATCACGAGTTGGTTCCATTGATTTTTTAAGCTGTGAAGTTAAAGTAATTAAACCTTTCATTTCAAGTGCTTTTAAAAATTTATTTGCTTGGGCAGGACTGTTATATGAAGTATTAGCAATAATATCTTTGGAAGTGAATCCATCGGGGTTAACCATTGCGGTAGCTAATGCTTTCATTTCTTCAGGTGTAAAGCGCTTTTTAGGACGTTTTTGACCAGGTGATTTAAATGTTTTTAAAACATCATTTACACGTTGCATAAATTGAAGAACGTCTTTTAAACCAGCGCCATCTTTAAGTTTAAATACATTAGATGTGCGAGCCATTTCTTCTAAATCGCCCATTTCATCTTCACCACCTTCTTCAGGGCGAGAATCTGCTGCTAATTGTTCAGCGCGATCTAAAGCTCCCATTGCTAGGGCTTCTAATTCATCTTCGTCGCCAGTTTCCATGGCTTGGGCAATTCTTTCATCTTCGGTTTGCTCATTTATGACTGCTTGAATTTCTTCAAGTATAATCTGCTTAATTTCGTTTTTGTTCATTGTGCACAATGTTTGGTGTTAACAGTAATAAATATATAAAAATTACTGAGGAAGTGTATAGTCTATAGTATTTATTAGAACTATAGTACCTACAAAACCCCCCACAACACCTACCCATGGCTTTTTATACCATTTATCTACTTGATTTAAACGATCTGTATAGATAGTGATTTGATCATTTAATAGTTCTATTTCTTGGTCTTTATAAGAAAGAATACTTTCATTATGATCGTTTAATTCTAAGTGAAATTCAATTTGTTTTTCAAGTTGTTTAATTAAAATTGTTTTAATTGAATCTTGTGTTTCAAGTGTGTCTAAAGCCAAGAAAAACTCCTCAAGTTCCAATGCTGGAATTTGAAGAGTATCTTGTGAAAAACTTAAACTAGACACACATAACATTAGTGTAGTTAATATGTGTTTCATTTTTTAGTTCTATACTTTTTTTTAAAGTCGTTAGTAGTTTTTTTAGCACTAGTTGTTGGTTTAACTTTTGCTTTAGTTTTATTAACTACTTTTTTCTGCTGAGTAATTTTGTCTTTAGTTACCTTTTTATCAGCTTGGACTTTTTTAGTTTTAACTTGAACAGCTTTAATTTTAGCTTTGTTCTCTTTAATTTTTTTGTTGTGCTCTTTTTTCTTTTGTGTAGAGGCTACTGCAGCGGCACCACCAAGTACTGCAAATAGTCCTAATATCCATTTAAATAATTTCATGATTAAAATGTTATTGTTTTTAATATTTGTTTAATTCTTTCTTCAGTAGAACCTTTGATTGTATGGCAAATAGGACGATGTTTAAGAATTAACATTTGAATTTCTTCGTCAATTTCTTTCCTATAATCTAAATCCGTTTCTCTTACACCATTATCTTCCATTTCCATTCCTTCAGGGGAAATATAAAACATATAATCATACTCTCTGATAAAACGTTTAGCATATTCTTCAAAGGCATCCCCATCTATGTAACTAGTTTTTCTAGCACATTTTGTAAATGCTATTACATCAATAATTGTTCTATCTGTGATTATGTCAGGTTGCATAAGCTCTGTTACGCGTTCTGCTAAGAATATAGTTTGACCTTCAATAG